TACCTTTTTAATTATATCACCTAAATCACTAGCAATTGGTAATAAACTAGCAACATCGTCTAATAAAATTTGTTTAGTATCATCTTTACTATCATCAATAGGTGGTAATTCCCCCTTTTTATACATCTGCAATCTACTACTTACCAACGATTCTCTTTCTTGTTGAACGGTACTAGGTCTAATAACTACTTTATTATCCACTACTTTATCACCACAAGCATCTAAAGTTAATAATAACCCATCATTTACACCTGGTTTATTATCATAAACCACCTCACCATTTTTAACTATCTTAACTCTTGGTAGGTCTTTATGTGTATTTGGACTTACCGATATAAACCATATATTAATGAGTCCTTTACCTTGTTTAACAATATTTTTTGATTGTTCATTTGTAACTGTAAATGTATCGACCCTTGTACCGCTAATATCACCATCTTTATTTGACCCATATTTTTTACTTATGTAACCATACGCAGGATTAACTAACTGAGCAGGTAATTTAGGTTTACCTGAAATGTTGCGATATGTTATATTAGTGTCCGCGTTATTTAAATTAGCAGTTTTACCACCCTCAGCATTTAATAATAATGTATCGTTGGCAAATAAGAAAAATTCAGCATTATTACACTGGTGAGATGGGACCCAAACCTTTATTTCAAGTCCTGTAACACAACCTGGTGGTATTTTAGGGACAGGATTTTTTTCACCTATCGCCTTTATTGTAAAATTTGAAAATTGTTCTTTTGTGTATTTATCATCTCCAGCTTTGTCTTCACCTGGAGTATATCGAGTTGAACCTATAACTGGTTCATTAACTACTATTTTAACATCTTGTAGAATATCAGACGCATTTTTTTCTAAATAGTTTTTTAATGTTTCGGCTCTTTTTTTAGATAAATAACCTGGGTCGACTTTTTTCTTTGGAGTTACCTCAGCATCGTAGTTAGTTACCTGTGATTCCCCTGAATTAATTTCAACTTGTATAACACTACCTTTATTCTTTTCTTTAAATGTTCTAATTTTTTGAATGGCATCATCAATTTTTTTAACATTCTCAGGTATTTTCCATTTACCCGATTGAAAAGTATCCGCAATGTCTATTTGTTCAGTGGGTCTATCTTGTTCAGTAATAATTCTACGAACAATATTTTCTAAATCTGACTCAGTTAGACGTATTATTTTTTTAGACATAATATATTTGTTTAATTATAAATATCAGTAAATAAAAAAAGGGGACCAAATGGTCCCCTTTAATATAGATTTTAAGATATATTATCTTAAAGAGTTCAAATCGAACGTTCTAACACCATCAACGATGATTCTACCGTAGAATCTGTTGTTCACCATCTTCTTAGCGTATCTAGTCATGATACCTTTGATTGGTGTAAAGTTGAATGGGTTATACATTGTTGGTGTCAACTGTAGTGGTACATATGGTGCGTAAACGTAACCTGTATCCAATAGAGAAGAACCTTTATGACCCATCAATACAGTGTTAGGTGGGAAGTAAGGGTCACGGTAAACTTGATATCTACCTGATAACGTACCTACTCTCTCAATACCCATGTTGTATTGGTCTTGGTCAGGTGCTGCGTTTGATACGTGGAAGTATTCCAAGTCATCAAAGATTGCTGAAATTTCAGAAGAAACAACAATCCAGTTAGCTCCACCTCTTAATGTTGATTTGTGAATTTGAGCTGAGATTTGGTTAATCGCAGTGATTAACGTTTGGTTCCAGTCTTTTTGGTTGTAGTTAACTGAACCGTTAGATACTCTCTTCCATCCGTTGTAGTCCCAACGTAATGTCCAAGCCGCACCTTTTCTCAAGTCTCTTAAGATTTCACGGTCAATTTCAGCCGCCACTTGCTCAGACAATAAAGCTGTCAATTCAGCTTCAGCGTCGATGTTGTGGAATGCAGAAACGTCTTGTGCAAGTTCTGGAGACCATTGTGCTCTTAATTTTCTTTCTGTTACAGAAACAGTAACTGCGTCAAGGTCGAAAGATACCTCACCGATTTTATCTTCGAATTCCATATCTTGATAAATTCTGTACTTAGCTTTCAATATGTCATATAGACCACCAGCTGCGAAAGTTTGTCCTGTGTAACCATCCAAAGATGTAGAACCGATAGCAGCAGGTTCAGATACGTCTACAGATAAGTAAATCTTACCGTTAGCAGTACAAATATCATCATATTTACCACCTGGGAAACCTTGACCTCCACCAGCAATTGATGTGTCACCCACACTTCCATACTCAACAATACCTTTACCGTATTTCTGAGTTACAACGTTAAAGTTGTAGAATTCAGAACCATTGTAAACTTGTAATGAAGATAAGAATTCTTCAGTATCCATTTCGTTACCGTTAGGTCCGATTAATTTACCAGCTCCATCAGATTGGAAATCTGACATTTCAACTAATACTTGTCTGAAACCACCTGCTGGTGTTGTAGACGAACCTGTGTAGAATGCATCTGCACCAGTGTTAGTCAATGAAGAACCATCCCAAATTACTGGAGTTAATGTAACATCAGTAATTCCTGAGTAAGCTCCTTTTGAATAATCGAATAAACCTGCTGGGTCTTCGTTTGGTTCAGAACCTTCATAGAAACGGTCATACAAGTTTTTACCTGTACTGTAGTTTTCATCTGGTGTTGATGGACCACCTGGTGCACCGAATGGTGCAACGTGTGTGTTTAATGAGTCCTGATTTCTGTTTTGAATTTTAGGTACAAAGTAGAACAATTTACCGATTGGTAAGTTCATAGCTTGTACTGAAACGATATCGTTAGCAAGAAGTTTAGAGAAAACTCTTCTAATGATAGGGAAAACAACTGTTTCAAATGAACCTGAGTTATCTGAAGCAGATGCTTCGTTAATTAAGTGAGAAGCTTGGTTTTCATATAATTGTGCCATGTTCTCTTTGATGTGACCGTTAAGTCCTTCTAGGAATCCTAACTTGTCCCATTTGTTGATTGTGTCTTCTTTGATAACTTTCAAGTGTTTTAAACCGATGTTACCAACAAGACCTGATTCTAATAATGCTCCCATTTTGAGTATTTTTTAATTTAATTTTTATTTTTGTAATTTACCCATTAAATCCTTCATTCTTAAGAACTGTGGATTTTCATAAGTTTTACTTTCAATAAGATTTGTCGCAGAACCTTTAGATGGTGATTTCTGTACTTTAGCCGATACTGATTCAGTAACAACTGAAGAATTTTCTTTACTATCTAAATCTTCTTTGATTGTCTTATAAAGACCTTTAGACTCCTTAATTGTTTCTGCGGAATCAAAACGTCTTAAAATGTTTATTTTTTCTTGCTTTGTTGTCGAATGCTCAGTGAACAGTCGAGTAGCATATGCTAAGTTTGAATTGAAAACAGCAACTTCGTTAAGTTTTTCTTTAAAGATGTTAAGTGCCTTACGGTACTCTTCATTCTTTTCTCTTAACTGAGCAACTTCTTTTTCAAGTGCCTCATTTCTTTGTGCTGGTCTCTTTAAAGACTTAGGGAAACCTTGAGGTTTTTTGTTAGTTGCACGACCATTAACGTTAGAACGAACAGAAGATTCTTTATATTCACCTTCCATTTCTTCACCTTCTTCCATTTCATAGTCTTTGTAGTGTCCATCAACATCACCTAATTTGTGACCATCACGTCTCTTATAGTCATGTTTGTTTCCACCCCAATTACCTTCTTTCATTTCCTCTTCAGATTCATCTTCAACTTCTTCAGATTCATCTTCCATTTCGTCTTCTTCACCAAGTTCGATTTCGTAAACAACTTCATCTTCTTCCTCCATTTCATAACCTTCTTTGTATTCGCCTTCCATTTCTTCTTCGTCAGCGATTACCTCTTCTTCTTCGTCACCCTCTGTTTGAATTTGATATTCAACATCAGCTTCCTCGTCTTTTAAGTGAATCTCATCACCGTCTTGTGTTACCACAATACCGTCTTCTTCACCCATAGCCTTGAAAACCTTAAGGATTTCCTCATCAGAAGCACCTGTTAGGTCAAGTGGTAAAAGAATTTCTTCTTCATCGTCTACTTCCATGTCGTCACCTGGTAAGTCCATCATTAGCATTTCATCAGAATCCATTTCATCTTCCATATCGTCCATGTCTTCCATGTCTTCCATTTCGTCTTCCATTTCATCTTCTACTTCATCTTCAACATCCATCATGTCAAGCTCTTCTTGTTCTGTCATTTCGTGGTCCATTTTGTCCTCACCTTCTTCCATTTCTTCGCTTTCCATTTTTTCTGTTGCAGATTCTTCCATTTCAACCTCTTCAGCATCTTCTTCAGATAGAGATTCTTTTACTAATTCACTGATTTCTTCCTTCATAGTAGAAGCAAGTATTCCTTTTGCATTCTCCGTTACGGCTTCCTCCAAATTTTTCATTTGTAGTAGTGCCTCTTCAACTAGATTTTGTTTTTTTTCTGCCATTGTTTTAATTTTATTGCAAAAGTTTATTTATAGTTTTCTTAATAAATATGCTGAAATAAAAAAAAATACCTTTTTCGAAACTTTAAGCAAAAAAAAATCGGGTATTAACCCGATTTTTAGAATTATCTGATAAAGAGATGATATTACTCGAATACCTCGTCAATTTTACTTTCAACACATGCGGTGATTCTCCAATCGTGTGGGAAACCCTCAAAGTTTTTAGTAACCTTAGCTTCAACGTCTGTAACGTTTATACCTTTAACTAATTTCTCTTCTCTGATTTTCTTAATTTTTCCTGAGTTCTCGTCAGGTAAGTCATAACTGATTTTTGCTACAAAATATTTTTCGTCCATAATGATAAAATTTAATACCCTAAATAATCGGTTAATTTTTTCATTAAGTCAAGTGATTTGTCTAAACCACCTGAAGATTCTGTAGAACCACTTCTTTTTTTAGTTTCTTCTTCGATGTTCTCATCATACTTCATACGGTCATCTTTATTCAAGAATAAGTATGCACCAGGTGTTGATGGTGAAGATACAAGGTCAAAACAAATTAATTCAAAATCTTCTTGAACTTCATTACGTTCACCCTTTTTTACTAATGAACCCACACCACGAGATGAAACACCCATAGTCACACCTTGTCTCATAAGATTAGCTGCTTGGTCACCAGGACATGAAACAACACCACCTTGATGGAAACCTGGTGAAGTTAATAATTTAATCTTACCCATCAATGTATTACCTTCCCACCACATATCAGTGATAAGGTGTGATACACGGTCCAAATCAATCAATGATGATTCAGGGTGGTTAAGTTCTGAGATAGATAAACCTTTATTAATTGCCCCTTGATATCTTTCGGCTT